CAGTGCCCGTCGATACGTCAAAGTTGTGCTCAACGTCGGCGAGGGTCTGTAGGTACTCGACGTTCTCGACGAGGTCGTCGTAGTCCGTCTCCTTCGTGGCATCGCCTACCGCCACGTCGAGAGAAGAGTTCCATGCCATGCGTCAGCCGTCCTTGCGCTTCATGTGTGACAGGATCTCCAGTTCCCGGTGCCGTGCCCTCCACCTCGACCGCTCGGCCAGTAACCGGCGCCGGCGAGCCAGAGCCGCGAGTCGGCGCTTCTGAGTGCCGTCTTCGTTCTCGGCCTTAGCTTCTATCTCCTCAGCCTCTGCGTCGTACACCTCAGCCCGGCACAGGTCCTCCTCGCGGGCGAACATCAGCTCGCCTACATCTCGACGGGCAGATAGGATGGCCAGGGCCGTCTGTGGGTCCAGAGTCGAGGCCGGCACAATGTCGTCGAGGTTCACCGCGGCGGGGTCGAAAGGCTCGTCGAGGACAGTCAGTTCGTCAGCCATCAGAACCACACCGATCCAGTAGACCCGGAGTCACCCGCGTCTGCGCGTCCATTCGCATCCGTCCAGAACCCCTGGGACACCTTCTGTAGGGCCGTCGCACTGCCCCACGCCGGGGCAGAGGCCGAAGACCACCGCCCAGGAGACAGGCGGGTGACATCCCAACACGTCGCCGTGGCTTCCTTGCGGAGCAGGTCGAGAGAGATCGTCCGAATCTGGAAGGCCGTGCCGTCGTACTTGTCGTGCTCGAGGTCGATCTGATCGGTCGGGCCAAGAGTCAGGGCCTCGGGGTCGAGACGCATCGTGGCGATCTCCGGCTCCTGCACGAAGCCGTAGAGTTCACGGTTCGCCCGGGCCTGCGCCCCGTTGCCGATGTAGAGCCACTTGAACTGAAGGCGGCGCCGCTTCGTCGTGCCCAGGTTGGCGATCGACCCCGAGTCGGACTTGGTGTAGGTCGTCGTGTAGGCGGCGTTGGCGGGGTCGTAGCGGTAGTCGGCGACCACCTCGTTGACGAAGATCCGCTCCGGGTCGCGCTGGACCCTGAACTCCTTCGTCGCGTCTCCCCGCTCGCGGATGTTGGCCGAGGTCAGCGTGGTCGCTGAACCGGTCGTGTCGACCACCCGGTAGACGGGCTTGTACTTGCCGCTCTCGATGGTGATGTCGGCGAACCCCTCCACGAGGATGTCGCGGATGAGGTCGTCGCTGCTGATCTCCGTGCCGATCCAGCGCCTGCCGTAGTCGTTGGTCCCGAGTTCCGCCTCCCACGCAGAGAAGGCCGTGGAGTCGATGTTGCCCGAGGCCACGGAGAGGTGGGTTTGCAGGAGGTCGTCGAGGATGTCGGGCAGGGACTGCAGGAGCGTCCCCGAGGTGGTGCCGTCGTCCGTGGCGCCCTGGACGTTGGCCGTGATCGTGTCGGTCGTCGGGTCGTAGGTCGTGGTCGAGGAGATGGTGAACTCCCCGTTCGCCGCGTCCATCGTGCAGTTGCCGGTGATGGCCGAGCCATTCTTGTAGACCGCCTCGATCTCCTTCAGGGCGTGATCGGCCACCTTGAACTTGCCGCCCGTCCCCGCGGTGGTGTCGATGCAGTAGCAGGGCACCGTCTCCCCCCCGCCTGCGGTGGTGCGGAAGTCGCCGTAGACGAGCGGAATCGCCTTGTATTGCGACTTCGCCTCCATGTTGGCGTAGGTGGCCGGGTCGAGGCGGTTTGCCGGCAGGGCCTTGGCGTCCTTGCTCCGCAGGTCGTCCACGGAGACCCGCAGGGAGGTCGCGTCCCACGAGATACCCCCGGGGAACCTCACGACCCCCGTGAACACCGTCTCGTAGTCGCCGATCGTCGTGCCCTGCCCTGCCTTGATCGTCACCGTGCGGTTGCCCCACTCCTCCGAGTCGGTGGAATCGCGCACGGAGTGGTCCGCGTCCCGCAGTGTCACCGTCAGTGACGGAGAGACGAGCCGCGGGTCGAGGATCTGCCCGGTGGACAACAGCAGGGCCGGGATGGAGCTGATGCGGCCCTCGTAGGCCACCCCGTTGCTCATGGCCAGGTCCGTCTCGGCGTAGTACACCGTGCCCCCGTCGAGGGCGACCTCCATGAGGATGTGCCAGGAGGCCTGTGTCTGTGAGGAGTCGAAGGCCATCTACCGGGTCTTCTCTTCCCACACGAGGGAGGCGATCGAGTAGTTGTTGACGAACTGGTGCGCCAAGCCGAGGGGCGTCTTCAGGTAGGCGTAGGCCGTGTCCTTCGACGGGCGGGTGGCCGGGGTCCACGAGATCATGGCGGGCTTCTCCTGCCCGATGCGCTCGAAGATGGCGTCCCACTTGTCCGTCTCGGCCTGGCCGATGATCTCGAAGCTTGTGCGGATGCGCCGGAAGCGAGACAGGGAAGACTTGATCGGCACCTCGCCGGGATTGTCGGCCCCCTCGGAGGGGTCCAGCACCTCGACACGGAAGTCGTCGCTCATGTCGCGGGTAGTCTCGTAGTACGTCCCGAACATGATGCGCCCGATCTGGATGTAGCCGTCCGGGTTCGTCGGGTCGTCGATCGTGACCCGCCAGTAGCGCAGGGTGTCCGAAGTGAAGAAGTGCCCGATGCGCGGGATGACGACGCCGTCGCTGTTCGTGGCGACCGTCAGGCTCTCGTCGACGGTGGGCGAGGTCCACACGTCCGTCGCATTGCCCTCGAACGTCACCGTCGCCGATGAGGTCAGGTTGTGGTTGAAGATCCCGATGCAGTTTACCGCCCGGGACACAATCAGATCCCACTTGATCCACTCGAGCGTGTCCGTGTCCGTACGCCAGACCTTGCCGATGCGGTTGTCGACGGCGTTGTCGTCGGTGTTGCTGCTCCCATCGCTGCTGGAAGAGATCGTCGCCGAGGACAGGTCCGAAGCCGGGTTGTAGAGGATGCGGAACGCCATGTCAGACCCTCGGCGGGTTCACGACCCCGCTGCCGTAGACGACCGGCAGGCCGCGCTCTGAGACATCGAGCAGCCCCTGCCGCACGCGCTCGACCAGTCTCTCCGCCGCTGCGTCGACGCTGTTGGCGTCCAGTGCGTTGATCGTGATCGAGAAGTGATTGGCCACGCCACCCCCTCCCCTCCCGCCGCCGACGTAGTCCGACCCGCCCGGCGTGATGTCCACCCGCTCAGGCCCCGCCTCACCGGCAAGGATCGCCGTAGGCTGGGTCAGAGTGCCGTGGAAGCCCTTGGCGGCGACGATGTCGAAGAAGCCGGACAGGTACTGTCGCGCTCCTTGGTCAGATCCACCAGAAGCGAGGAAGTTGAGGATGTTGTTGCCCTGCGCCGTGCCCTTCGGAGCCCCCAGAGAATCGAGGTAGGACGACAGGAACGACCCGCCGGCGGCGAAGGCATCGAGGCCGGTGGAGAGAGATAGACGTGGACGCGGGGCGGGTCCCACGGGCTTACCGGCGGGGGCAACAGGTCCGGTCGGGTTGCCAGAGTCGTCGGTGCCGATGCTGATGGTGCCCGTACCGCCGCCTCCGAGGGAGGACGCGCTGCCGAAGAACACCGAGGCCGGATCGAAACCGATGGCCGAGAGAACGTTGCTGATCTCGCTCTGCGAGCTTCGCGGAGAGGACAGGAGCGCCCGAAACCCTGCATTCCTCACCGGGGCGTCATCCCCGCGGGCGACAGCCTGATTGTTCACCGCCACCGATTGCAGGAAGTCGACGAAGTCCTCTGCCTGTTCCCTGGTCGTGCCAAACTCCACGCGGGTCAGATCGCGGATCGCGTTCTGCACCTGGTTGTTGTTGACGAACTCGGCTGCACGGCTTCCCCGGATTCCCTCAACGCCCCCGATACGCTCGAAGTACCCAACGAGGCCCCCGAAGGCCCGAACGTCTGTAAGGAAGCTCTGCGCCTCCTTGTTATCAGTGATGCCGAAGAGGTTGTCGATCGCGTCTCCGAGGACGGGGATGTTGCTGCCAAGGGCCGCAGTGATGGAGCCGATGACAGAACCCACAGGACCGGCCAGTGCCCCGCCGAGGGCTCCGCCGATGCCGGCAGCCTTCGCCGTGATCTCGTCCCCGATCAGCGTGCCGATTCCAAGCCCGAAGGCGCCGCCCATCACCGCGTCAGAGAAGGTGCCGGCCAGTTCGCGCCCGATGCCGCCGCCGATGTCGCCGTCGATGCCGAACTTGCCGGCGAAGTTCACGTTGTCGAAGCCCGAGAGCATGGTTTTCCCGATGCCCTGACCGGCGGCGACAAGGTCTTCACGGAAGCCCCCCGTTAGATCGCCCAGCTTGTTGATGATGCCGTCGGCAAGGCGGTCGCTCGCGCGCACGATCATGCCGCCGGCCAGCGTATAGCCGAAGGTGCCGGCGGCGTTCTTCAGGTCGCCCTCGAGAACGTAATCGGTCAGCCCTGCGGCGAGGGCCACCTTGAGTCCCTGCTTCGTCTCGCCCTTCTCGCCGAGGAAGGCGAAGGCGGCGAAGTCACCCGCGTCGGCGAACGTCTCGTCGACAAGCGGCTGGTCTTTCTCGACCGTGGTCTGGATCGTGTCGAGGTATGCCTTCGCGCCCGATTCGCCGGCCTTCGAGAAGGCGCGCGTCGAGTTCGACAAGGCGCGCGACCGGGTCGTAGCGGTCGAAGTAACAGTCGTTACGCCGAGGTCGTCGAGCGTCGTGTCGGCGCTCTGATTGAGGGTCGAGAAGTTGCTGCCGGGCGTGAAAAGGCCCCCCTGTCGCACGCGGAAGAAGCCGCCATCCGCTCCACGTCGGAATGTTGCCGTCCCAGGGGCGAACGGGCGCGGCCCGTCCTGAAACCCAAGCCCCGCCCCTGCGATGCCGCGCGAGTTCTCGAGTGCCTTGTTGAGCCCCGACAGTATGCCGGCGACCGCGTTCGCTGCCGATGTCATCGACGGCATGACGTCGTCGGCGAGAGTGCTTGAAAGACCGTCGAACGCCGAGGACAGGTTCGTCACCGCGTCCTCGTATGCCTCGGCCTGCTTGGCGATCTGCTCCGTGACCGTCAGGCCCATGCGGTCGGCCTGCTGCTGCAGGCGCTCGATGCCTGCAGCGCCTTGCTCCATCGTCTGAACGAGGGCCACGCCTTCGGAGTCGAACAGGCGCATAGCGAGCCGCACGCGGTCGCCCTGGTTGCCCACGCGGGCGATCTGGTCGGCTATGCGCTTGAACTGATCCTCGGGACGCTGCCGGTTCAACTCCTGCGCCGAGAGCCCGAGTTCTTTCAGGGCATCGCGTGCCTCTCCGGTCCCCGATGCCGCCTCGGCGATTCTGCGCGTCATCCGCTGCAGGCCCATCGTCAACGTCTCGAAGGACACGCCCGACCGCTCGGCCACGAAGCGCAGTTGCGACAGCGCCTCCGTCGAGGCACCGAGCCGCGTCGACAGTTTGGCGATCTCGTCGTTCTGCCGCGCGACCTCCGCTACCATTCGCTGCACGCCAAGGGCAGCAGCGGCAATCGCTGTACCGAACACGCCGAGGGCGACCCGCGCCTTGCCGGCGTGGAAGGCAATGCCTCCACGTTCTCCGAAGGCGCTCTCCGACTTCGAGCGAATGTTGTCGAGCCCGCGAGACGCACCCCGGTCCTTGAGGGTCGCCTCGATCTGAACTCGCTGTCTCAGGTCAGCCATGCTTGCGCGCTTCTTCGCTCAGTTCTGCGTGGATGGCGGGCAACTCGGCCTCGCATATCTGGAAGCCTTGCACCAGCCGATACGGGAGCCGAAGCATGTCGTCGAAGGACAGGTGCCGGTTGTAGATCCAGCCGGCCATGCCGGGCGTGCGTTGATATGCGAGGCAGAACAGTGCATGTATGCGTCGACTGAGGTCGGTGATCTCGGGACCTGGGCACCCTTTGCGCGCCCATGTCCCGACCTTTACGACCCGCTCGCCTCCTTCTTTGTGCTGGCACTCTTTCGGGGTGCGCCCTCCTCGACACCCGTCGCAGAGTCGGTCTTGTTGCTGCTGGCTCCATCGGAGGGCGAGTCGGAGTTTCCCGCCTGCTCCTCCGTCAGCGTCGACACGCGGTCGATCTCGCCGTATACCTCGAGGGCCAATTCCCAGGCGTTGACCGACAGCCGCGTCCAGACCTCGACCGGGTCGGTGACGGGCTCGCCATCGAAGGTGAAGTTCCGCAGGTCCGTCGTGCAGGTGATGAGCAGCCGTAGCCGCCGCAGCGTGGACGGTGTCGCGCCTCGCAGGACGCCCCGTGCGCGCTCGCTGGCGGCGAGATCATCGCGCCAGGCGTAGATGTCCTCGGAGTCGCCCGACTGCAGCACGTCGGCTGCTGTAGGCGGCAGAATGACCAGCGACAGCCGCTCGCCCTCGGGCAAGTCGCGGTTGTCGTTCCATTTCGGTGTGTAGCTGATACGGCTGATGCCGCCGAGTTCCATAGTCTTTCTCCTTCGGGCGAAGTAGGTCGGGCGGGGCGGGTGACGGTGAAAGGAGGAAAGCCCGTCACCCCGTGGAGCGGCCCAAGTCTCGCCCCGCCCTGTCGGCCTTTTGTGCTACAAGTAGGTCACCGTAACCTCGTCCTCCGTGGCGCTGGTCGTGCTGGTCAGGGCGACGAAAGACAGCGACATCTCGATCAGCCCGGTGCCGCCGCTGATCGGCGAGGCGGCGAGTTCGGCCTTCGGACACTCGATGCGACAGATGCTGCCCGAGGTCGTGCCGATGTTGAGCTGGATGTCCTGCGCCGTGGCGTTGGCTGCTTCGCCGCGCAGGAAGGCGTAGTTGCCGTTGTCCTCGATGAGGAAGGAGAAGTTGCCCGTCACCGAACGACGCTGCGGCAGCGTCACCGCTGTCGGTGTCGCCGTGCCGAAGTCGCGGGCGTAGAGATCGATGCCCGTAGCCATCGACAGCGACCCCGACACATGGCTGATCGTGCTCGAGCCGCCATCGAAGGACAGCGACCCCGCCGTGCCATAGAGCGGATCGCCGGCCAGGGTGGCCGAGGGCAGGTAGGGGAAGACGGCGTCGTTGTCCGACCACGTCGAGGATGCGATAGTCAGATCGTTGCCCGACACGGCGGTGATCTGCGTGGCCGTCGTGGCGAAACTGTCGGTGGCGATGACGCCGTACTTGCCGAAGAAGTTGCCGTCGTCCACCGTCAGCGTCGTGGCCGATGCGCCGGCCCCGTTAGCCGCGTCCGTGCCGGCCCACAGCATGTCCTTCGCCGTGCCCGAAAAGGACACCGTCGAGAACGAATCGCCCGACCAGTTGAACGTCACGTTCTGGACGACCGCGCCGTAGACGCCCTCCTGGATGCCCTCGAGTTGCCGGTAGAGCGATAGCGACAAGGCGCTCGGATCTTTCAGCGGCGCGTAGACATCCGACGTGCTTGGGTTGTTCGTGTAGCTGCCGAAGGCGTGCTTGAGCAGCAGGTGGTAGTCGGGCGGCGTACCGGCAGTGCCGCTCGGGCGGTTGACCATCGACAGCGACCAGGAGGCCGACTTGCGCCCCGTCACCGTCTCCTGCAGCGACCGCGTGGCGCGCGTCTCGGGCACCTCGGGCCGGTCGTAGTTCGGCGTGATCGTGAAGTCCGTGATGCGGAAGGCGTCGGTGCCAGCCGGCACCACGGCGGTACCGTAGGTCGACTCAGCAACGCCGAAGGCGACCTGTTCCTCTCCATACTGAAATGCCATCGCTTGAGTCTCCTACGTGGAAACGAGGACGAGAAAGGACATCTCTGCCCGTTTCTCGATCTGAGCCCCCGAGGCGTCGAGTTCGCTATACGCGACCCCTTCGAGGGCGAGGTAGTCGGCGTGGTTGACGCTGCTGACTGTCAACCGCCGCTTTGCTTCCAGCGTTTCGATGATGCCGCGCACGGCGCGCTGGATTTTCACCGTGAGCAGTTCTTCGGGGGCATAGTCCGTCGTGCGGTCGTTGCCCCGCAGCAGGAGTTCGGCGACGATCCGATGCTGGTAGATCGCCTCCTGTTCGCCGCGCTCCTGATCCCACTCTGTTTCCGCCGCCGCGATGGTCAGGGCCGGGATGTTGCTGACCTGGTGCCTCTCCTGGGGGGCGAGCCAGACCTTGGCGATGTCGTCCAGCACCTCCGCGCCCGTGGCGCCGTACTCCGTATCGAGGCTGTCGAGTTTCGCCGGCAGATCAGCCTCGATGATGGACTTCATGGCCCCTACGGCGTCCTCGGGGTTGATCGTGCCGGCCATCTACTGCCCGAGCTTCTTCGGTAGCGCCTCGGCCACCGTCTCGGCCATGCGCTCGGCCACCCTCCGGGTCACCACGAACAGGGGCCGTGCCGGCATGCGCCCGGTGCCCTTCTGGTGGTATCCGGCCACCGGGTAGTCCGTCCCCACTGTCAGAGTGCGGCCTCCGGCGCTCACCTGGTTGTGGAAGTCGCGGGAATACTCGTCCGTCATCGACCGCACCGTCCTGCCCGTGACTACCAGCAGAGGGCGAGAGGGATACCGGCGACTCTTCCATGAGCGGTAGGTCGGCGAGAGGGCCTTGTAGTCCCCGTGCTGTCCTTCCTTGATCTGCCGGGCGGCTTCGCGGGTGACGTAGGTCACCACCCGCTCGCGAGCGTCGGTAAGCAGGAACGGACGGCGCAGGCGATCCGCGTAGATCCCGAGATCGCGCTCAAGGGCGTCGTCTCCGGTGATCGTGATGCGGAGGGCGTCAGCCACCGATGGCCTTCACCGCGTCGTAGTAGCGCGGCCCGTACTCCCCCAGGGCTCGCAGGTCGACGGCGCCGACGATGTTGGCCCACTTCGCCGCCATGTAGGCCCGCTTGCTGTCGAAGTCCTCACAGATGGCCAGCGCCTCGCGCACGGCCTCCGCCGCCTTCTCAATGCGCTCCACATCCCCGCTGTCGACGCGGGTGATGTGGCCGCCGTCAGGGCGGACCGTGCCGACGAGATCGCCGGGAGTGCAGAAGACCTGCGGGGCCTCTACCACCGGGGCAGGGATCTCTTCGGGCGTCTCTTCTCGCACGGATGCCTTCTTCTTCGCCATGTCAGGCCCTTATCAGTTTCGCGGAACCGAGAGTGCGCGACCCCTGCAAGCGGTCGGCGCCGAGCAGGACGATCGCACCCGTCTTGATGGCGTCGAACAGCCGGTCTCTCTCGGTCGTCAGGGGGTCGATGATGGCCGCGTCCGCATCGGGCCCGTAGGCGGCCCGCACGGTCATCACCGCCGCACCGAGGGCGTTGAGTCGCTTCAGGACGTTGGCCGCACCGGAGCCGCTGGTGAACGTCACCGTCGTGCCCGCGGCGACATCCTGCTCGAGCATGGGCGACAGGCGCACGCCGACATCCCCGTCGCCGTCCACCTCTGCCCACTCGAGCACGCCGTATCTCTGCGCGTGGCCGGCGAACGTCAGGAAGTCGCCCGGCCTCACGACGCCGGTCAGCGTCCCACCGGAGCCCTGCAGGCGGACGCTCATATCGCCAGTGTAGGCCGCCTGCTCGGTGACGATGCTGCCTGCCGAGACGGCCAGAGAGCCCCCGGCCTGGCTGACCGGGTGCACGTAGTTGGCACCGACCAGCATCCCGCCCATCTCGCCGAAGTACTGCGTGATGAACCCCTCGACCTCAGTGGTGGAGGGGTCCGAGTTGGCGTCGATGGTGAGGCTCTGCAGAAGGGCCGCCACGTCAGTAGCGGCGCAGTAGCCGTCCGTGGACAGGGTGATGGTCACCCGATCTTCTCCACCTCAGCGGGGGTGCCGAGATGGCGAGGGGCAGAGCGCACGGGCTTGCGCTTCGTCTTGCCCGGCTCCTTATGCTTCTCTCCGTCGAAGTCAGAGGCGTTGATCCTGATGATCTGACCGTCACGCACCCGCTCGACGGTGCGGGTGGCGCACTGTGTGGAATCCTGCGGCATTGGGCCTCGCCTTGGTTGGTGGTGGCAGGGAGGCGGGGCGACCGAAGTCGCCCCGCCCTACAGGGAACCGCTACCGCTACCCGGCGATGCGCGTGCCGTACTCTCGACGGATCGTGTCCGTGCCGAACAGGATGTCGAGGTAGAACGTGGTCTGGTAGTGCTGCTCCTTGGCGATCACGCGGATCGGGATACCCGTCACCGGGTCCGTCACCGTGAACTGGTTGCTCTGGTCGCCGAGCAGGGACGCCGGGCGGGCGAAGGCGATGCCCATGGCGTCCGGGTGGAAGACGACGTTGTCGACCCAGTCCGTCAGGCCCGAAGCCCCGCCGAAGAAGGTCACGGCGGCGTTGTCGGCCCACGCGACCTTCGCTGCGGGCGCGAAGGACACCGTCACGGCGTTGGTGGCAGCCGTGGCGTCGGCGGTAACGACATACTGCTGCGTGTCACCGGCCACCGTGAAGATCGCGCCCTTCTTGATCGTGCCCGTCAGGCTGGTCTCGTCCATCGGCACCGACGTATCGCCGATGGCGACAGAGGCGTTGTTGACCAGAGCGGCACCGTCGGTACCGTCGCTCAGCGTGCCAGGATCGAAGGTGTCGACAGCGTGGTCAGCGAAGACCCGCGTGCCGAGCACGCGCCCGACCTCGCCCGACATGATGCTGTCGGCGGAGCCACGGCGATCGGCGTCGGTCAACTGCGCCAGCTGCAGGAGGTTCTCCTCGGCGTCGTGGTCGATCACCGCCGTGTAGTCCCCACGGGGGGCCAACTGCGTCTTCAGCAGCTTGCGGGCGGCGATCAGATCGTTCGCGTTGGAGCCGAAGGGCGTGGTCCCGGCAGTACCGGAGATCGAGTAGAAGTCGACCGAAAGCGCCTGGATCTTGTCGTTCACGTCGTTGGCGAGCGAACGGAAGGCCTCGGACATCTGCAGGGGCACGTAGTCGCCCTGCATGACCTGCGTGGCTTCTTGGTCGGTCAGGTGGAAGAAGGTCTTCCGGTGCTGGTCGATGGTCAGCGTCACGCTGTCCACCGTGTGATCGACGTTCGACGGGTCGGTCGGCCCCGGCGTGACATCGGTGACGGCCTGGGAGGCCGACTTCGGGATCGTCAGGACGTTGCCCTTCTGGGCGTCGGAACCGACGAGACCGGTGTAGTCACGGACGAGCCGAGGAAGAACTGCAGCCTCGCGCAGAGCCGGAAGGCCCCGGGCGATCAGCTTGGGAATGATAGGCGTGAGGGTATTAGCCACGACGGTCTACTCCTTGCCGCGTAGAGGGTCAGACTTGTGAGCCGTGGTGCATCGCCTCGGGCGACGGGCGCGACCCCTCGGGGGTCCCATCCGACACGGACTGCTTTGCGATTTCGGCTCGCCGTCAGCCCCTCGGGGGCAAGGAGCGCGTCACCTCGGGCGAGGCGCTCCCACATCGTGGCGAGAACTACATGTTGTGTAGCATACCGGGAGAACCACAGTATGTCAACGTTTTTCTGTGGTTCTCCCGATGTGTGTATCCTACTCTGCTTCGACCTCGATCTTGCCGGCGAGAATGTCCTTCTCGTAGGTCGCCCAGTTCTTCTCTGCCTCGGCCTTGCTGATCTTCCGGGCCGGGCCTCCGGTCCCCCCGTCGCCAGGCGCCCCGTCTCCCGTGCTGGGCTTGAGCCAGAACGTCTCGGCCTGCAGGGTCGAGCGCACGTACTCCTCTGGGGTCATCCGCTGGCCGGGGTTCTCCTCGGAGAGGCGCGGCTTGCCGCCGTCCCCGGCGACGAAAGGCTGCCCCTCATCATCGAAGGCGAAGGCGCCAGAGTGGACTTGGCTGAAGCGATTGAGGGCCGTGTCCTGCACACCGTTGGCGGCGCCGAGCTTACCGAGGGTGTCGGACAGGGACGCCGTGCGGGCCTGCTGGCGGGCCTGCGCCGCGGACTCGTCGGCCTTGCGAGCCCTCTCCTCGAGGGCTGCGATGCGCTCTGCTTCCGTCTGCTTCACCGTCTCCACCTCCTTCTCCTTGCCCTGCAACTGATCGCGCAGCTGCTCCATCGCCGTCTTCTGCTCCGCGAGGCTCTCGGTCAACTGCGTGACCTGCGAGTGCAGTGCCCGGTTGTTCTCCCGGAACTCGTCGATCCGGTCGTCGCCCTCCACGTCGAGGACGAACTTGCCGTCCTTCTCGGTGTAGAGCTTCGCGGTGGTCTCGTCGACACCGTCCAGGCTGTCGAGGGTGCGCTTCAGGGCCATGTGTCCTGCTCCTACGTGTGCCGGGCGCGGAGCTGCGCCACGGTGAGCGGGCGTCCGCTCTGGTCTACGAGATCCTGCACCGCGATATCGCCCTTCCTCCACAACTCGAACTTGCCCGGGCCAAGCAATTCGCGTTGCTCGTCTTCCGACATGGAGTCGAGCAACTGAGAGAACGTCCTGCCTCGTACGGGCGAGGACTGCCGGTCGATCGGGATCAGGGTGGTGCGGCATCCGATATGCCACGGGGGCGGCCCCGGGAAAGTGCTGTCTGTCGCTCCGACTCCCTTGCCGGTGGACAGAGACCACACACGCCCCGCCCGAGCCTGGCAGATGGGAGAGGTGCGCGAATCGAGCGGGTTGATGGCCTGCACCATCGACACCACATCCGCGTTGACCCGGTAGGTCTCGAAGCGGGCCGCGTTCGAGGCCCCGGCGACAGCGGTCTGCAGGGTGGCCGTCGCGTAGCGCTCGAAGGGGCGAAAGGCCCCGTTGCCGTAGCGCAGGTCGCGGTCGCCGCGCACCGAGCGCACCATGTCGGAGGTCGACGCATCGGCGACCACAGCCTGCCTCAGTCTCTTCTCTACTTCATCGCGCACCCCCCTTTCCTGTCGGTTCCAGTGGTCGGAAGATGTGGCTCCGTCGAGCAGGAGCTTGTCGGCGATCTCCTCGGCCTGCGTGGGAGTCAGCGTGCGCGTCAGCGGCAAGCCGGCTCGCCCCGCTGCTGCCTTCACGGCCTTGCTCTCTTCCTCGATCAGGTCGGTTTGCAGGCGCACCGTGCGACGGGCCAGTGCCCGGTAGACGCGACGGGACTCTCCCCGCAGACGGGCCAGCACCCGCGTCACACGGTTGAAGCGATCCCCGCGGCGAGCGGGGTCTGCCGGGTCCACCTCCCTGATGATCGCCAGGGCGATCTTCTCGAGGTCTCGCAGTTCCCTCAGGGCACGCCGAGATTCAGAGGCCTGCACGCGAGCCATGGTCAAGTCGCGTGCCGTCAGGCGCTCCTCCATGCGCTCAGGAGCGGGCATCTGCGTAGTACCACCTCTTGAGGAACCGCCGACAGCGCTTCTCGTTGGCGTAGGGGTTCGATCTGATCCCCTGCCCTCTCCACCACATCACGAAGCGGCGCCAGAGTGACGGCTTGGGCATCATCTCATCGAGAAGCTTCTGCTCCGCCGCGGCGATACGGGCCGCCCGGCGAATCTCCTTGGCTCTGGCTCCTCTCACGACGCAACGACTCCGACGCGGATCTGGCTGGCTACTTCCTCGGGTTCTTCCTTCACCTCGAGCGAGAGGCCAGCAGCCGTGTAGATGATGGCCCTTGCCCAAGGCTTCTCAGCACGTACCGCCCGCGTGCTGGCACACACGGCGACCACTTGACCGGGATCGACGAACACTGCGCCGTCTGCGTCTGTAGCCTCAATCACGTCTCATCCCCTTACTCAGCCACTTCAGCGCCGGCAGAACCGTGATGAGCCGTCGGTCCTCGAAGAGGTAGACGAAGGCCCCATGAACCCGGATCTGATTTGCGGTCTCTTCCTTCAGGTAGAGACGGTCGAGGTATCGGCGAGCCCGTCCCCGGGCGTCGCGGTGGCACTGGCCCTCCTGCAGGGCACGGTCCGCCATGCGCTGCATGGCTCTCTTCGGCAGCCCGACGCGTTCCTTCAGGCGTCGCCGGGCGTGATCTGTGATGAATGCGGGCACGCTTGCCCCTCACTTCTGCGGCCTCGCCAGCCGGCAACCCGGCTTGTGCGCCTCGTGACCTCGGCAGACGGGGCAATACTGGTCGCAGTCCTCGACCTCGGGGCGGTTGCCTCTCACGACTCGAGCATCCCCGGCTCACCCATCGGCAGGGCCGCCATCTGCATCGCCTGGGTGGCCTCGATCTGCTCCCGCTCCTCCTCCGCGTCCACGCCCGGGCGCGTCATCTCGCCCCGCCGCAGGTTGTGGTAGAACGTCGAGAACGACATCGCGCCGGTCTGGTAGGCTTCGACGAGGACGCGCATCTCATCGGGCGCCAGTTTGGCGTCGACGATGTCGGTGTTCGCCTCGATCTGCGCCTCCCCGGGCACACCGGAGAGGTTGAGCATCAGCGTCAGCGCATCAGACAGGCCGGCGTTGAGGTTCTGCACCGTGCCTGCTACCGTGGCCTGATCCCGGCCCTGCCGCAGACGGTGCGTCTCGGCGGTCTCTGCTGCGGCCTTCTCAGCCTCGAGCAGGCGGGCGCCGAGGGACGCCATGTAACTGACCGAGTCGGAGATCGCGTCAGCCAGAGACTTCAGGCCCGCCCCGGTGAACTCCAGCATGCCGACTTTGACATCGGAGTTGCCCCCCGTCCATGCCGTGCCGGAGCCGATCTTGAGCACCTGGTCCTCCGGTCCCCCGAAGACGTAGGGCGTCGGCAGAGCCGTGTAGTGGAGGCCGTGCCGGTAGTCGGTCATCATGCGGTAGTGATCGAGGTTCGCGTCAGCCAGAGGCAGGAGGGGCGGGTCCTCGCACTGCGGGCCGAGAGATCGGGCGTTGATGAAGCGGAAGGGCAGACCCTCCAGACGCGCACCCCGGTAGCGGGGCGCGAACCTCTCGACGAGCTCGAAGTCGTCAGTCGATCCCGCCTCGGCACTCTTGCGCCAGACATCCACAGTCAACCGGCCCGCCTCATCGAGGTAGACCTCCCGGAACTGGTCCACCGCCCGGACTCGGTAGCGATCGGCAGGATCAGGCAGCACGCGGCGCTCCTTCAGCACCACCTGCGTGCACACCATCTGCCCGTTTCGCTCCTCCTCCTTCCAGTTGACGATGTTCTCGGCGCGGTAGATCGTCGCGTAGGCTCGCTGCCCCGCCGTGCTGGTGGAGGGCAGCGACACGTAGACACCCACCCGCCCCAGGCTGAAGGCCTCATCGAAGACCATCTGGGCGAAGCGGTCGAAGGAGACGCCCCGGATCGACACGTCCGCAAGCAGTGCCTCCGATCGGGCGGAAGCAGGCACCGTCGCCTGCGTGTTTCGACGGAATACGAGACCGGACACGCCCTGCAAGGTGCGGGCCGTGGCCCCGTAGTAGAGACCTCGGGACTTGTACGCCTCGTAGTCGCCCGGTTCCATACCGGAGAGCTTGGGCAGGTACTTGGTGCCCGCTGCCTTCACTCGGTCGCCGTCGAGAGCGTCCCGCACACGCTCCCACTTGGGAAGCATCTGCTCGTAGTCCGGGTGCTTGCTGTCTACCGCCATGATTGCCCCTGAGAGATTGGCCGCTCCACGGGGTTCAGATTCCTACCAGTCTGGTCTTCGTGATCTTCCGTGTGGTCACCGGGAACTCCGCCTCCACGTAGTAGCCCAGAGCGTCGGAGATGTGGGTCAGGTTCTCGTCCGCTCGCTTGTCGATCTCTCCCGATCCTCCCTGCAGGAGCGTCACGCCCTCGAGGTCTCGCACCACATGAGGAGCGTGCTTTCCGTCCACCTTCAGCCGCACCGTGCCGTCCCCGGCCTTGATGCGGCTGTTCATGGCGTTGATGCGGGACCGCTCGGCAGGGTTCGACGAGGGCACCTTGTAGGAGATCCTGCCCCCCCAGGCGCCGCGAAACTCAGTCCGCACCAGATCCCAGTCCGAGCCGGCCACCTTCGCCGAGCCCTTGGCCCCGCCGGTCGCGTCCCCGTAGACCGACACGCTCCCCTCGTGCGAGCCCCAGTCCTGCAGCAGCTTCCGGCAGACCGCCGGGGTGTTGCTGTTGCGCGGGATGTAGACCTCGCCGATGACCGCCGTGCCGAAGGGCTGCTCCTGACACACTGCCGCCACGCCGGGGGCGACGTTGAAGTCGAAGCAGAACACCAGCGGCTGACGGGGGTCGTAGTCCTGCCGCACCGGGGCGACGTGCTCGACCTCGGTGAACGGGTAGTAGGCCCGCCCCTCGAAGGAGACGAAGGAGCCCTCGTACTCCTGCTGAAAGGTGAGCTCGTCCAGTTCGCGGCGGGCGGCCTCCACCTCCTCGGGCGGCAGGATGTCGGCACTCTTCCAGGTGAACCGCTCCCAGTCCGGGGCGTCTGCCGCCTGCTGGTAGAGGTCGTAGTAGTGGTTGCGCCCCTCGGGCACGCCGATCAGATCGCACCAGCCGCGACGATCGGAGAGCGCCGGGCGCACGTTCTCGGGCCACGCCTTCGCCTTCGTGTTGCCGTACTCGTCGAGAATCCCCCCATCCCAGGGCGAGCCCTCCATGCGCTCCGGCTTGTCCAGCCCGACCACCCACACCTCTGAACCCGTCACCAGCCCGAGGCGCAGTTCCGTCTCGGACACGTCGACGACGAACTCCCGAGGGATCAGAGACTTCAGGTCGGCCCAGTA